TTACCAGAATCCTGAACAACGTAGATATTGCTGATGAAGTGAAGGCGACGCTTCTGCTTGCGAGCGATTTCCTTGTTTGCCTCAATACCGCTGTTCCAAAGCTTAGTGTTATACTCGGAAACAGGATCTGGCTTGTTGAGAGTAGTTAGAGAATTCTCAATGTACCAACCGCCTGGACCCTGGAAACCATGGTCGAACATGCGAATGAAAGGAACATCTTCATCGGGGGGAGCGGGGAGGAAGCGAATAACAGCGTAACCGTTACCAGCCTTATCGACTGTAGGGGTCCAGAAACGATCGTCTGCGCCCTTGCTTTCAGAATTACCAGAAACCTTGGCAAGCTTTGCGTTTAGCTCTTCGAGGGACTTCTTGCCAGAATTAGCCTTGAGCTTAGAAAAATCTACCATTTGTATTCTCCGTATGTATTGTATAGCAATGTATGTTTCGTGTTGGATGAATTATTCATCCGCAACATTATTTAGTATACTCGTTTTCAGCAAAAAAGTCAAGAACAATCTTTTTCATCTTGTCTTTGTCGCATTTGATGAAAGGCGAGTACTTCTCAATCTTGGTCTTGAGCGAATCATAGACCAAGTCGTATTGCATCTTAGAATCCCAGTGCTTCTTCGCACCAGAGAACTCGAGAAGCAAACACAATGTTTCTAGACTGATTTCTTTGCCTAGAAACTTCTTAAGCAACAGTGGATGCTCGTTGTTTTTACACAGAAAGTTGCGGTTGAAGTCGGAGTCAAGCTTACCAAGCTCCTGCTTGAAAATATACGTAAGCGACTGCTGACGCTTCAACCATGTCTTGTATGTCTTCTCAGCTTCTTCGCTGTAAGCAAGATCTTTAATCCAATATCTCTCGTTTTCAGAGAGATTGGCGATCAGAAAGTTCTGAACGTCTGGGTGTTTAGCTAGTTTTTGGAAGAAAAGCTTATCCTTCCTAACATCAAAAGCAGAAGGATTAAGCTTTACCTTTCCATTATACTTAAAATAATCGTATGTAGGTTTACTGAAGTGATTTTTAAGAGCGACATACTCTTTAAAACACTCGAATGCTGACATCATTCAATCCTCATACAGGAAGTCGAGCGCCACGTTTAATGATATTCATATTCTCGGCTTCTGCTTGGATCTTCGCTTTCATGGCGCTATCTTTTTTGATCCAATAGGCTGCAGTCTCAACTTCAAGCTTGTTCTTTTCGCACCACATGACCACAGCGTCGATGTATTCCATGTTCTTTTCTTTGCAAAGAGCTTCGATCTCTTCAACGAAATTATTCTTAATCATCAAGATTCCTTAAGAGTCATCCTGAATACAGAACGGGGATCGCCCCAATAATCGTTAGCACGAACGCGAACAAACCTCTGCTTCTTGTCTGTCGTATTTCCATTAGGAACGCTGATCCAAGGATTACGACCCTTTCGCCATGCATGCTGCTTGTGGAGAAGAATCTCAACTAGAGTGCGCTTACGACGAACAGCCTTGCAAATTGCTGGCGAAACAGAAGCTCGCTCGCCCTTCGAAGTGTAACTAGAGTTATTGTTCTTCTGGCTCATTTTATCTCCATATTAAAATTTGGCGGTCCCTGAGGGATTCGAACCCCCGACACATCGGGTAGAAGCCGATTGCTCTATCCAGCTGAGCTAAGGAACCAATGATAGTAGTATACGATATTTGGGATTATAAGTCAAGTGCTAGTTTTTGTTGTGTCAGGAAAACTAGCAAACCCCGCATAGACAGCCCATCCCACGTTTCGTCTATGGCGGAGGCGGAAATATACTCAGTGGGTCCGCGAACGTGGATAACAAAGTTAGAGCCACAAACTGATGGAGTGAGGTTCGTTAACAAGGATCTTCGCAGCTCCAAACCTCACTCCCAGCGAAGTTCTACTTTCTTTCGATAAAGCTCTTATACTCTTCTGCGAGTCTAAAAACGTCATCCTTAGTAGGATATTTGGGCATCACTGCTGTTTTATCAGGAAACCTTGCAATTTCTTCAATCTTAGCATGGTACTCTGAAGTAAGAGAACCTTGCGCGAATGAAAGAAGATCAAATCTTAGTTCAAATGGTGTCTTAGTCATATTTTTTCTCCTGTGTGTTTGTTTGTGTTAAGTTGAGGGGATTCTGTTCCAAAGCTCCCCTCGAGCTCGTCTTAGGCTGCTAGAGCGTAAGAAATGCTTTCGTTATCGTTAGCATTTGTAGGTTTTGACCCGATACGGCGGTGTCATACCGAGTGTCTCGCTTTGACTTTACTACACCTGTCGATCCTATGTCGCCCCCATCAGGTATACATCACTGTCGCCATTTTTGCCACGCTGGTAATGACCAAACCTTAAAGTGATGTATACTTGGTGGAGGCGACGGGTACTGCCCCCGTGTCCAGTATGCCTATTCCTCTTAGGTCATCAACACTATTGATATTTATACTCTAAATTGATATTTTAGTCAACAATTATTTTATGCACAAAGAGATATAATTTGCGTAACGCCAAATACTAATGCTGCTTTTAATTTATCGTTTGAAGAAGATTTCTTGAGATTATCTGTAGAAATAATATTCTCTAAGATTTCCTTTGCTTCTTCTTTACCAATTGTATTATATTTTAAAGCAATTTCAATCTCTGATGCAATTTGTGCCTTCTCAACAATCCATGGATCGTTAGAAGATAACGCTTCTGCTAAAGATAGTGACATGTTAGAACCTCCATTGAACGGTGTCTGCGACGATATTAGCTTGTTCTACTAGAATCTTTTTCTTAAGATTACAATAGACAGGACTCACTTCGCCAGCAGAAACTCTATCTGCAAGTTCCTTTGTTGTATCACTTAAAGTAGATATTAACTTAAGAACGTCCTTTGTTCCCTTTGTTTGAGAATAAATTTCAAACCATTCTATTTGGTTTTGCAAAACTGTAATTTGTGGCTTTAGATCTGATTTACAATCTAAATGACGAGTTGTTTGTTGTATGTTTGTGATGCTAATGCTTTGATTAGGATCCCATCGACTTGGAATTCTATCAACAATAGAGGAGCAACCAGATAGCCCAAATGCCACCAGAAACAATGCGAAAAGTATGACAGCTAAATGGGTTCGTGTAAAAATCATATATTAATCCCTTCTTGTATCTTCTTTGGGAGATCCTCTTACAGAACCATCTTTTCTTTTTAGTCTATCGTAATCTGGAGGAAGTTCGTTTGAAACGCGAAGCATGGTATCCATTCGAATTACATCATTATCAAGCATTCTGATTCTGTCAATTAAACCAACCAACATTCCTTCTATGCCATCGAGTTTCGCTATAATGACCTTCATCATCCATTGAAGTAATGCATAAAACAACCAACCAATGCCGAATGCACCTGCTGCTGGTATACCAATACTAGATATGAAACTCGAAATTTCCCCTAAGTCCATGTGATCCTCCTATTAAAAGAAAATATGAATCACACGTTTGACGAAATTCAGTCATAATATTTATATTAATCTAGTATAAGGTCTTACGAGACTTTTAACAAAATTGTATTCTCATTAATCCTGTAAGCTAGGTTTGCATCGCCCTTCATCTCGTCCATAAGCTTACGAAGGGTAATCTTTCCGCCGTTGAGAACCTTGTCAATAAAGTATTCGGGTTTACGACCAGTCCTCTTTGTAGAGGAGTTCTTTTCGTCGTAACCAATGATACTAGTCCCTTTAATCTGAAGACCTCCGCGATCTACTGCTCGAAATACAGTAAGAGTCTTGTATTTGGTGTTGAAAGTCCAAAGTTCCTGCGCTCCAATAATCTTCTCAGGATTAATCGAAGCAATCTTGAAATTGCCATCTTCCTTTTGATATTTTAGATTCTTAAGCTTCTTTTCAACAGAAACCTTCCGAGGCTTCCTAGGAACTCGAGCCTTCTTAGTATTCTGGCCATAACGATTAGCATCGTCGATGATGCTGCTGTACATAAGAATAAGACCCTCGAGCTTCTTCTTAGGCATTCGCGAATACGCCTCTACAAGCTGAGGATCAGCCTTTGCGAGAGCGTCGAGGAGCTCGTTTAGAATAGGAGTGTAATAAGCTACAATGGTGGGTGCATAGAGCGCAGGAAGCTCCTGAGAGCGCATCCATTCATAGATTGAAGTTACTTCGCCCTTATCGATCATCTGTTCGATATCGCCAATGATCTCATAGCCACGCTGTGCGATTCGACGTTGAACCGAGATCACAGGAGCCTTTTCTTCTACTTTCTTCTCAACGACAGGGGAATGTACGAGAGCCTTTGCTAGACGATCCTCGAAGAACTTCTTCGTGGTTTCATCAATCTTAACGCCGCGACTAAGCATGCGAGCAATCCAGCATGCAGTCTTGGGAATCCAAACGTCAGGGAGAGCAGCAAACATCTTTGCTTCCTTGACTCGATTGACATTCTTTAGATATTCTTGCATGAAATCTCGAGCTTCATTGGTCGAACACATATATCCGTACCAAGTGTAAGCTCGAGCAAGATCAACATTATCATCTGTAAAAACAGGCTCGTCGCCCATATATTTCTGATTGACAAGATAAGTTTCGGTGCGAGAAATACGCACACCCTTCTTGGTCTTCTTAACCAGAACTGCAGAACGACGAGCCATTTTACTACCTCAATTAATTATTAAACTATTATAGCTCATTTTGGAATTTAAGGAAACAATTACTTAGAAAGAAGTCCAACAATAAAAACAAAAATAAAGATAAAGAAGAGAAAACAGAAAGGAGCCCATAGCGGAGAGAGAACCCACCACCAACTCCAGGCAATGAAACCTGTGAGCTTTAGACCGATGAAGAGGATGGCGAGGAGACCGAAAAATCCGATCCCCCCGTTGTTCGTATTTGAAGACGTCTTGACAGCCATTATGCAACCTCCGCCATTTCGATAGCAACCTCGAGAGCCTTGGTCTTGAGGTTCTTGTTATAACCGTACCAAGCCGAAGTAAGGCGAGTGTCGGGAGAACGACCAGCAAGATGGTCAGTCAGGTAAGTAACCGCATTGAACGGTTGCCACCAAGTCCCCTCAGCGTACTGAGCGCCAGGCTGGGTGTGAAGAATTTCCAGAGCAAGCGAAGCAGACTTCGAGAGATCCTTACGAGGCTTATCGCCCGAACCAGTCACAGGGAAGATTCGAGTGAAGTACTGGACGATATCCTCGTCCTTCGCCTTCTTGGAACCGAGGAAAGCAGCCATCTCCTTATACTTAGCAAGCTTGTCGGTCGCGATGCCGAGCATCTCCTTGACGTTGCCAGGATCAAAGACCTTGCGGTGCGAGATCTTGACCATGCGCTCGACAGCCGAGTTAAGCGAGAGGGTCAGAGTGTTATTGCAGACCACTCGGATCGGAGTGAAGCGAACGTCGGTCGAGAAACCGTAGCGGTGGAAGTTAGAGAAGAGGAGATAAGAGTCGATCTTGTCGCCCTTGAAGAGTTCGAAGGACTCTTTAACCTTGGCGAGACCCCAAACGATCTTGCCCTGCTTCAGAGAGCCAGCGGTATGCATTTCCATGTCGCCAGCCATAACGAATTCGTTAAAGAACTCGAAAGCTTCGTGGTTCTGAACAGGATTCCAGTCGTCGGAGACGACATCGAGAATCTGGTTATCCATAGAGCGAACGAGAGCGGACTGACCAATAGCGACGTTCTTGCCGTCGATCTTGGCGTAAGCGGGGATCTTCTCAACAGTCCAGTTGAGACCAGCCGCCTCTAGCATCTGGTCTGGGGTGAGGTCAGAAGGAACCTCGACACCCAGACCATGCCAGGGAACAGCCCCAGCGTAAGCCATCTGCGCCTTGCCGTTGATGATTTCAAGTTCGTGAGCCATAATCTAGTATCCTTCAGTTTCAAGTCATCGTAGCATCAACGCTACAAGAGAGAGTATACGCTTATTTGAATTAAAAAGCAACAGTTTTCTTGTTAACCGATAAAATAAAAAGTTGTAGCAACAAAGACCCATGCAGTCATTAGAAAGGTTGCAGGGAATGTGGTTACGGTATCAATTAGCTTAGACATGTTTTCCTCCATATAAGGCAGGTTAAAATTAGAGGTTATCATGCTGATCAACCCCATTTTCTTCGTAAATATAATATGTGTCAACGATATCCTGGAGCTCTTCGTCCAGTTCATTATAAATCTCATAATCCATGATTCCGCATAGGACATCACGGTAGTCTTCTTCCTCTAGCTGCTTCTTGCAGAGAGCAAGATATTCCCTGGAATTGTTAGGGAATTCCTCGGAATGGAGAGGAATAACGTCGGTGTTAATCATCTCTCCAGTCGTATCCATAAAATAACTAGTAAGAGTGTTATTCTTCTTGGTCTTTGGCTTGAATTCAATGACGTTATTGTTATCAGACATCTTCACATACTCCATAGTGTTTCGAATTCACACTGTGATTATACTACTAAAAGCAATAAAAGACAACAGAAAAATACAAAGAGAAGTGTAAAATTGTCGATCTTTACCTTTCTCCTTCTACCTCTTCTTTTTTTAAAACCATTTAGTTTGGTAGAAACCTTGACGTATCCGCCTGGAAGACGATGTGTCGTTCTGGTGTAGTGTCTGCCGTTCTTATATACGTTAGTAACACCGACAGCAGATCCTCGAGGCGTTATACGATGTGAAAAGGTAGGTGTACCAGACCCGAGATGTGTGGTCATGGTAACACTACCGAATTTTCTTCTCTTATAGAATCTAGCCACTTAGTTTATATTTCTGTTCATTCTCTTTCGAGAGACTCTAGCGATCTCAACCTTACGTTCAGAGCTAGCAGTAAACCATTCTTCAACCTCAGTAGCGGTTCTTCCGCATCCTCGGCATATTTGTATAGTGCTAACTCCATAACCCTCCATAACAGAGGCATTAATGAGTTCGCACACTTGCTTACAAAAAGAACTTTCCCCCATCTACATACACTCGAAAATTTTTATACTTTCTTCTTGACAACATGCAACAGCCAGTCGCCAATCTTCTCTGAGCCGATACACTCGCCCCAGTATGGCTTTCCCGAGCCTACACAGCTGAGGTAATATTTGTCGTCGATATCCTCATCCCCCGTAACCTCACACCAAGCGTAAACCTTGTCATTGACTTCGTCAAGGTGAATGAACTTACCAACAACTCTGATCTCTTCGGGGTGGTGAGGAATAGGTCCATATCGCAACATACGATTCTCGCGATAACTCTTGCTAACACCCTCTATAAGGTTCTCCAAGGTGCTAGCACTCTCCTTCAAGAACTTATTCATAGCAATGCTATTACCTTGCTTATCCCAATGCTGGCCAAACTCAGCCCAGTGTCGCAAACCTTGAATGATCTTCTCTATCTTATCCATAATGTAATATCCTTATATGGGACCCGTGTTATTATTTATAGCTAGTATACCCTATATGGGACCCTATAGTCCTATAAAGGGGACCCGAATACGAAAATAGGGGACCCGTTTTTCAAAATCAAATCTGAAAAATGGTTCTCCCCTAGGGAAAAATGGTTTGGCTTCGTGCGTGAATGGTGAGGTTCTTGGTTGCTCTTTGAGAGTTCTATGAGCGTCTTTGTGGGTCTTTTAAACATCTTCGGTACGGATCCACCGCTCCCAGACCTAGTATCTTAGGAGTCCCGTTTTTTTACAACCACGGTCTCAAAAATGACTCTCTAGCCGAGCATTTTCACTTCACCATCGCAAAACAGTACTCAAAAACAAAAGAGGGAGAGCGCCCTTTACTCTCCCCGAGACCCCCAGTGGAATAATGGATAGGAAGAACCACTGGGGGTCTCACACGGTCAACTGTATTGCTTTTCGAACTGTTCAATCTCCTCTGGGGAGAATTGCATAAACGGATTCAGAAAAGTAATGCACCACATTGTGTTTGGGAGTTGTGTGGGCTTACCGAGAACCGTCGTCTTGTACTTGGTCATGATGGTCTTGGTAAGAACCAATGCTCCTGGTTTGGTCCAGCTGTACAACTTCCAGACTTGGTCAGTTGGTTTATTGGTTTCGTTGGTCATTGGCGTGCTCTGGTCAGTTCA